GCTCGCAATTCTAATGGGTGAATTGCTCGCAATTCTAATGGGTGAATTGCTCGCAATTCTAATGGGTGAATTGCTCGCAATTCTAATGGGTGAATTGCTCGCAATTCCGGAAACGACGTGAGAACGATTCGTCATTGGTGTAAAAAATATGGCAGTAATTGTTTTGGCAGCATATATTATACGATTTATAATATATCCGATAATATGGATTTCGTTGGTCTCAGCACCAATGCCAACAATACCAATGCCAACGATACCACATTTGTCGCTGGGAACAAACATCATATCAAAAACAAAAACAAAAACAAAACAGTCNAANTGANCGGNANNTTAAGCNGATGAATTTGGGGACGCGAAGTGTTCCAATTGATCGGCATTTTAAGCAGATGAATTTGGGGACGCGAAGTGTTCCAATTGATCGGCATTTTAAGCAGATGAATTGCAGCCCTTTAGTAAAAGGAACAACGCCGATCGCGGAAACGTGCTTTCCTAATAAAACCCTTATACGGTTGCGCGATGCGTATAATAAACACCACGCCGACGATCCGATCCGCGGAAGCGGACCGCGCGAAGTCTGGATCAGCCTGAAAGACAAGCTGACGGACTGCGACAAAGAAGACTGCTGGTTGTCGCAACTACCCGAAAACGAACGCAAATATCTCGATAAGAAAGTGTTCGCGCCGGACCAGCCACCGGAGTGGAAGAAAAACAAGAACGAATGGCTGTCGAATTATGATATATTCGATGTGCTGTTTCAGTATGAAGAAAAATACAAGAATTTCGTCCAACTGGGGCCGACCGCGATCGATTTCGACGCGAAACCGAATGGGACGAAATGCGTGACGGAGGAAATATGTAAAATATCTTTGCGAGAATTGATCGGAAAGGGGATCAACAAAGTGGGGATCGTGTTTAATTTAGACAAACACGATGAACCGGGATCGCATTGGACATCGATGTTTATCGATTTCAAAGCCAATATTATATTCTATTTTGATAGCGCGGCGAACGAAACGCCACCGGAGATCGTGGAACTGAAAGACCGGATCATCAAGCAGGGCAAAGAAGTGGGACACAAATTCAAATTCTACCAGAATTATCCGTATAATCATCAGAATACGAACACGGAATGCGGGATGTATTCGCTGTTTTTCATTATTACGATGCTTACAGAGAGAATCGAACCGCATATGAAACCATTGTCTTTGAAAAACAGACTCGAACTGTTTAAACGGAAGAAAATCTCGGACAAGTATGTCGAGAAATACCGCGATGTTTATTTTAACAAACGATAAACGATAAACGATAAACGATAAACAACAAACAATAAATAATATATCATAATCATATAGGATATATATGGGAGCAACAGTAACTCGATATAAGAAACGAAACCGGAAAAAAATGGGGACACGCCGGAAGATGAGTGGAGGAGCCGATTCAGTATCAGCAACATCAGCAAAAACAGCACCAGCAACCACGATATTAGTAAAACCAAAAGCACTGAATTTAAACCATAATAAAGTTGACATAAATAATAAGAGAGTTTTTGTAAATAATCCCAACGAAAAAACAACCACATACAAAACCGGCTATAAAATCCATCCATATATTTTATATTTAATACAAAAAAAAATTGTCAGTCCGGAAGGATACTATGAGGATAATTGGGAGAAAAAACTCGCAGAATTGATGTTGACCAACGGGGGTCTCGAACATCGTGTTCATGTCATACCGGAAAGCGGTGTGGACAAACAGACGGTTGATGATGTTCTGAATAATGTTTATAAATCGATGAAAGACGCGGACGATAGTTTGGCCGCGCTGTTTTTAAATTCCAAGGTAATAACGAACAACTTAATTGATAAGACATTGGAAAACACGAGTAAAAACGTTAAACGCATCGATTTCAAAGATATCTTCGGTAAAATCAAGAGCAAATATAAATATATTAAAGTAAAAGTATAGACAACCAAAGGAACATAAATATAACCAAAGGAACATAAATATAACCAAAGGAACATAAATATAACCAAAGGAACATAAATATAACCAAAGGAACAAATATATTGTGAATAATATGGCATCTCAATATATTTCCACTGAAAATCAGGCCGTTCTTTGGAACACGATTCAAGCATCGCCGCTGATAAAACAACAGCCGCCACAAGTTGTCCAGCAATGGTTCAAGAATATAATTCATATATTTTATACGCAAATTGCGGGACTGAATGTGAAATTTGGAACGCGAGATGAACTCCACGCGTGGAATAAGAAAACGATTCAGTATATGATGGCGGATATAAAGGCAAAATCACAACAAGAACCCGTCGCCAATAGCACCAATAATAGCACCAATAATAGCACCAATAATAGCACCAATAATGGATCGCGATTAGAACCCGAAGTTATCGTGCGAGATAATGCGATCAGGACGGAATCTTTGGAAAAGCAGTTCGTATCTCGACAACAAGCATATAGTGAATATCTACAGAAACCGCCCCCCGAAGTCGATTTCCGACTGGTAGAGAAAGACGAGCCTATTAGTAATATTGAGAGTCTCATTAAGCAGCATTTGGATGAGCGCGACCGCGACCTACAGTTGTATTCTCCGCCAACGCCCGATCCGCCACAAAATGTCGTAATAAAAACGGATACGAAATCCGTGTCTTTTCGCGAAACGGACGATCTCGAGTCGTTCAAAACTGAAATAAAACGCGATTTAGAACTGTTCAAAACCGAAATCCGCGAATTGCTACAAAATCGTTCAAATATGGATAATACCACCGCATAATATTATATATTGTATGTCCTCTCCTCCGAACAGTATCAACGTAAATATTAGCAACAACCTGCCGAACAATATTCACCTTCCGAAACCGGCGTTTCAGAAAATGTTGTTTATAATGAATGCTTTAGAAGAAGGATGGACCATCAAGAAATCACAGGATTCTTATATATTTACTAAGAAACACGAGAACCGCAAAGAGATTTTTCAGGAAAACTATTTAGATCGATTTATATTGGAACATTCCAATGGGAAGGCGTTTCTGGATTCGGTGTTATGTGCCGAGTCGTGTTGATACACGTATTTTATCCGGCTATTATCAGTTGGTGTATCATTATATTATTATATTATTATATTATTATATGGTTGTTATATATAACTATGAGTGAACCAAAGGATAGTGTCGAACAAGAAATAGAAAAAGCACAGGATGATGCCCCAGCTGCTACGACTGACGCTGCTACGGACGCTGCTACGACTGACGCTGTAAAACCAAAACCGTCGAAATCATCAATTTTTGGCTTTCTGTCGCCCAAATCCAATGATCCCCTAGCAGGTGCCAGTATCGCCGATAGTAAATCGACCATAACCGCGAATACCAGTGGGATGGCGAAAATGGCCCAAGAAACCCCCGAACTGTCCCTATTAAATCCTACGACATCTCCTATCGGTTCGGACGCAGCATCATCCCCCGATGAATATTTCGATACCCGATTGAGCCCGGGCGCCATTGTTTCGCGCCGCGAATTTCTAGACCAACAGAGTATGTTGAGAAACCAAACAAATCGAGGCGAATTATTCAATGGTAGTAGAATGGCAGCAGAAGCGAACGGTTCACCAGACGTGGATGGGGCAAATGGATTGCCAGGTCAACAACAGCGACAGGAAGTGAGTATAGCTGAACGCATGGGCAACTTGGAGGAAGTAATATTCGAACTCCGCCGACAGAATTTGGCAATGGCTTCGCAACTAACCGTCATCGGCCAAGCACTTATGGACGAACTACAACAGGTCGACTCCAATATAGACGAATCGCGATTAGACACAATGGTCGCCGGAACCACTATGATGACAAAAATGGAACACGTTAGCAGGGGCATTTTGGGCAGAATAAACACTCTGAATGCCGAAATGCTCCGCGAATTCGGCGATGTTAAAGCGCGAATTACCGCCGCAGCGGCGGCAGTCAAGGCGCAGGAATGTAATTTCACCACACTCCACGGAATATTAATATGTCTATTAAAAATCATAATATTTATTTGCGAGTCCATCGGTTGGATAATTCAGTTGTTGCTATGGGTTCGTCGCAAAGTTCACGATTTCCTATATACGATCGCGGGTCTCTGTCCATTAGCGGGGTTTTTCACGAAACTAATGCAGGTCTTAATATTCTTCGTCGAAACCGCCATGATACTGGCATTCATAGATATTATGGGGGGGTGGCTCGGAATTCCGGAGCTGGGCGACGCGGTGTTGACCAATGCATGGGAATACATTTTCATACTCGCCGATTTTATATGGTTGTATATGTGGAAAACGGTGCTATTCGGATATCGCGTTCCGAAAAAAGGCATCGAAGTATTTATGAAATCCGTGGTTGGCAAATCGGTGAAAGAAGCGATCGAAAAGATAAAGAAAACCATGTATGATTTCGGTCGGGGATTTTTATTTGATAACACCATTGGTCGAATGCCGTCTGCGTCGTCGTTTATGCCTTCTACTCCAAACCTGTCTGGTATCACTAGTCGAACCATACAGGGTGTGACTGATGCTTATAGTCGGTTGCCATCTATGCCGAATTTGTTCAGCACTGCTGCCAATGAAGTTCCACAGGGAATAGCCGCCGCTACCACGTCTACTTCCACTGCCGGTATTCCCGGACAGATGTATTCATTGGACGACGTGTTGTTGCCATTCAAAGGAAGAGAATTTATGAAAGGCGGCGCGCCCGACCTGAAACACGGCACGTGCTTGATCGTATATAGCGATTTGGATTTCTTCGAAGAATACCCGATTTTTCACTCTGAGAACGGGGTTACAATACGAAACAACGTGCTGTTCACGAAACTCATTGGATATATTAACGCGCTGATCCATGAAACGGAGGTCGGTTCGTTCCCGGATAACAAAATATACAAAAATCGCGAACTGATTAAACGGCAAATACCCGCATTGATTGATATATATACGTTCAAAAATGTGAGAATACCGACAAATGTGAAACGGAGCAATCGCGGAAAAAGCGTGCGCGGACGCGGAAAACGCAATGGTAGGAGAGTTACAAAACGTAATATGGATAATATGAACGTCGGTAAAACGGGCACACGCAAATCGAATCGTCGCATATCACAACGAAAGATGGATATACGCAATGTTCGAAATCAACCCGTATATATTGGGTTTTGATGATCCACTTTTTACACATTTTTGGTGGGTTATATTTATGGGTTATATGGTGACTACATTGAAACTGCGATTTGGGTGTCTCAATAATTCGTGTAAGCATTTCTTTGGGGTTCCTGGTAGGTCTAGTTTTTCCCAGAATGCGTTGATGACGGGTTGTAGATTGGCGTTTTCGAATACCGTCTGTATGAATTCAATCACCTGAAGATTGTATTCATAGTATTTTTCTAGTTTGGGTTTTGTCGACAGGGGTCTGTCTTCGACACACACATTCATCAGGGAGTTGATTTGGCACCACTGGTTCGTTCCTGGGTATTGGAACTCGTCGTATGGGTCGAAGAATCGTGGTTGCCCCTTTGCTTTTGACAGCCAGTGTGTGCTGTCTTCCGAACCGCGCGAGCACATTGTGTCGTGCTCGGCGACTATGTCGCCTCGGGGGGGTTTTTTGTTTTGTAGGATTTCGAGCTCTCCTGTGGAAATGCTATAGTAGGTGTGGATACACTGTAGGAAATCGGGGCAGCCGAACAGATCCTGAACAGGTGACATGGTTGTATCATACCAGGCCTGCTCAATGGTCGCTAGTTTGGGATCTTTTGCCGTTGTTCGTTCGTATTTGCGCTTTTCTTCGACGGTTTTGTAAATTTGGTCCATAGGATTGCGATTGCGATTGCTGATGCGGATGCGTGAGTATTGATATTGGTATCGAGGGTGTTGTGATATTGATTTATTATGGAAAAAGTCTTTCAATTTTGCGGGCCTTGTCATACTTTATTTATAATTATTTTGTGACTATTCTTTCCAAATGTAGCCATTATATATCGTCCCGTCTGCGATGTTTTTGGTGAGTGTGGTTTGTGACATTTGGAACTGTTTCACCACATCGCGCTTCGATGCGTGGACTTTCAGCACTATACCCGTGCGCGGATCGATTTGTTTGATCTGTGTTCCTTTAGTAAATACGTGTTTATCGGGCAATTTATTATGTGCTAAAAAATCGGTTCGTAGACTATCATCACATTCGTCGAAATAATTCCAGTAATGATTGGCGGAAATGCTTCCTTGTTTGATCGCCCGTGTGAACCCCGTCGTGCTAAAATTACAATATTCCGCGGCGTCTTTTTGCGTTGGAAAGACTTTGACAATGGCCGTCTTTTGCGGATTGATCATTGCGATGAATTTCACTTCGGTTGACGTGGCTTTGTTCGAGATGGTTGGTGGAATTTCGGCGGGCGGTTCTTCATCTTGCTTCACGAAAATCCACCGAAAATCTTTGTAAATATGATTTCCTTGAACGGCGCGTTTTAAACCAGATACGGATATGTTGGAATCTTTGCGTTCGAGTTCTGATAATGTATTATGGACACAGACGTGTGTTGTTAGATTGTCTGGACTATATTGATATACTTTCGGTGCGCGCGAATTGGGAAGGCGTTCTCTGATAGTGAAATGGGCGACGGATATATCGGTGTTTAGTTGGGCGATTGTGGATTCGTCGCGAACAACGAAATTTGTCATCGTTTGATTTTGGGTTTGTTGTAGTCGTAATATCTCTAGTTCTACCAGTCGTTTATCCAGCTCCATTTTTGCTATTCTTTCCTGTTTATCCAGCTCCATTTTTGTTATTCTTTCCTGTTTATCCAACAACAAACTAGATTCGTTAATGTTCTGTCCAACCAGTGTTTCTGCCTGTATCCTCGCGTGTTCAATCTCTATCTTCGTGTTCATAAACTGGAATTTATTTAGTTTGATAATACTTTGTAATTCTTCGAAATCAGCATCAGTGACCAAATATGTTTCTTTGGAACGCTCGCCATTTTTGATTGTGAGTTCGTGTTTTCGACTACTCATAAATATATGATTATGAATAAACTTTTCCAGCTTATATTGGTAGTCGCATTCGTATACGTCAATCAAAATGGGTTCGCAACTATTATATGTTAATCCAATGTTTGTCATTCGATCTTTGATATTTTGAGTGCACCCCACTTTTATTACGTATTGCGTTTCGTTTACTTTTTTTAGTTTACAGATATAAACCACGTTTTTCTTGTCGAACATATTGAGGTATGATGAATGAACCTTGATATCTCCTTTATGTTCAAAGAAATGGCGTTCGACTTCGTTTGTTTTTTGAAGTGTATATGTGCCGGTTTGACGAAGGTCTCTTAATGTAGTTATCATCCATTTTTGAAATGTTTTGGCGATTGGTTTTCTTGAACGTCCAATTAATTTATACAGTCCAATTTCTGTCAAAAACAACAACTCTTGGTCTCCTCCTGGTGTGGCCGTAGTATGGGCAACCTTCTCATCTTCATCGAAATCATCAATACTTGTTCTTATTTTTGCTATTCCTAGTAACTTCCCAATTTGATTGGCTTGAAACAGCGGTTTTTCCAGGGTTCCCTGGATATTGATTGTGTATGACTCATCCAACAACGAAAATGCTTTGAGAATATCCATTATATATTATAATATAATCGTTATTCTTTATATTGTTTATAACGTAATGTATTTAACGAACGTTTGTATGGACCCCGAGACAGGTGAAGCTGTTCGTATATACCCCCCTTTATGTAAAGTTACCTCCATTATACTTAGTATACTATCATTCTACATTCCTTGATACATTTCACCCATCGCATTTTCGCCATATGTAGGCGGCCTCCCATTTACACCAATTCTCATTCTCCCTTCGGGAGCCCACTTTGTGGGCGGATTTGAGTGAGACTGGAGGCCTCCTTTGCGCATCCGAAATTCGAAAAGGTGTAAATCATTTATTTCGGAAACTATTTAGGAATATTTAGCAATTTCACCAATTTCACCAATTTCCCCAATTTCCCCAAATTCTTTTCTTTTTGTAGTATATAAAAAGTCAAAATGGCTGGTGGATTAATGCAACTCGTCGCCTACGGCGCACAAGACGTCTTCCTTACGGGAACCCCTGAGATCACCTTCTGGAAGGTATCATACCGCAGGCACACTAACTTCGCTATGGAAAGTATTGAACAAACTTTCTCCGGCCAAGCCGATTTCGGTCGCCGTGTTACCTGCACCATCTCCCGTAACGGAGATTTGTGCTACCGCACTTACCTTCAGGTGACTCTTCCTGAAATCAACCAACAGATGATTGTGACTGGAACTGTCGCGGCTGACAATGGTGTCTATGCCCGCTGGATGGACTACATCGGTGAGCAATTGATTGCCCAGGTTGAAGTCGAAATTGGTGGCCAGCGCATCGATCGTCAATATGGCGACTGGATGCACATCTGGAACCAATTGACGATGTCCAAGGAACAACAGCGCGGTTACTTCAAGATGATTGGCAACACAACCCAGTTGACCTACATCACCGATCCTAACTTCGCCAATATCTCCGGTCCTTGTGCCGCTGCCGGTGGTCCTTCCCAGGTGTGCGCGCCAAGAAACGCCCTCCCTGAAACCACCCTTTACATTCCTCTGTTGTTCTGGTTCTGCCGCAACCCGGGGCTGGCTCTTCCTTTGATCGCCCTCCAATACCACGAAGTCAAGATCAATCTTGATATCCGCCCCATTGGCGAGTGCTTGTGGGCCGTCAAGACCCTTGCTGCCACATCCGGCATCCAATCCGTTTCGGCCGCATACCAACAATCCCTCGTGGCTGCTTCTTTGTATGTCGACTATATCTTTTTGGACACGGACGAACGTCGGAAGATGGCCCAGAACCCCCACGAATATTTGATCGAGCAATTACAATTCACGGGTGATGAATCTGTGGGCAGCTCAAGTAACAAGATAAAGCTGAATTTTAACCACCCTTGTAAGGAATTGATATGGGTTGTCCAGCCTGATTCCAACGTTGATTACTGCTCGTCTCTTGATGCCAGTCAAACTCTGTTCAAGACCCTCGGTGCCCAACCTTTCAACTACACTGACGCATTGGACGCTCTACCAAACGCAATCCACGCTTTCGGCGGCCCAGCCGAAACTGCCGGTTCGACCAACTTCATCGCATCCACTGGTCTTTTCCAGATGCCAGGTGCCATTGATATGGGTAACGCGCTCAACGTGTCTGCCCCAGTCACCTCTGCTCAAGAGTGGTATTCATCTTCCACCCTGGATCAGCCTTTCGTCAACCCAGGTGGGTTAATCGGAGCATCTGGTGTCTCTGATGCCGGCACCTTTGTGCTTGCTGAGACCGCCCTTGACCTCCACTGCTGGGGTGAGAACCCAGTCGTCACTGCCAAGTTGCAGCTGAACGGCCAGGATCGTTTCTCTGAACGTGAAGGTAACTACTTCGATGTTGTCCAACCTTTCCAACACCACACCCGTGCCCCAGATACCGGCATCAACGTATACTCGTTCGCCCTTCGCCCAGAAGAACATCAGCCATCCGGCTCGTGCAACTTCTCCCGAATTGACAATGCAGTTCTTCAATTGGTGCTTTCCAGCCCAACTGTTTCCGGAACTGCCACTGCCAAGGTCCGCGTATATGCTGTCAACTACAATGTGTTGCGAGTGATGAGTGGTATGGCTGGGGTTGCATATTCTAACTAGTGAATGGGATGGCTGGAATTGTGACCAACGTGACCAACTACAAAATAAAAGTAATTATCATTTTGGTGACCAACATAAAAATATTAACAAAACAATTATAAATAATGTATATTATCTAATATACATTATAACCTAATCAACACATTATATATTTTATTTTTCTTCTGCAGCCTCTTTTGCTTTTTTATCTGCTCGGTTCTTTGCTATTTCAGCTGCTCGCATTTTCTTATATTCTTCATCACCATATTTCTCTTTGAGTGATTCGCGTTGTTTTTGTTTTCGTAGCCTGGCATTTTCGGTTACTTCTTCTTTTGTTTTTTTGTTTGTTTTTACAAGATTTTGAGAATTAATATTTTTGGTCGTTTTGATTGGTCTGGTTATTGATGTTTCCGCTGGTGATATGGTATTTTGAATTGCCAGTCTTATATTTTCAGATAATGTATTAACCATTTCTTCTGGAATATCTGGATTTTCTTCTATAACTAGTCGAATATTTTCAGATAGTCTTACAACAGTGTTATCTGTTACTGTTATATTAGTAATAGTTGTAACAGCAGATGGATTCGTAACCAATACAATATTTTCGTGAGTGACCAACATATTTCCGTGTATATTTGAAGAATAATTCCTATGTATTTTTTGAAACTTTTCCATCATATCATCATATGTATAGTTTCGTTTCATATAATTACATCCACCACAACAAGATCTACAATTTTCTTTGGTATACCCAATAGAATTATCATATCTATCAATACCATTTTTATGTTCATTGGATGGTTTCTTACCGCAAATATAACAATTATGTGAAGTAATCTCATAAAAATCTTCATATAGTAACATAAAATCTAACTGTCGTCTGAATGACCTGGACTTGTAGTCCGTAAATTCTGCTTTCTTTGTGTCCTGAAATAACTCATCGCATAGTTCTCCTGTCTCAATCAACTTATTATGTAGCAATATATGTTCGATTTTATTTACAAAAACTTGTTCGCTTAGGGTATTCTTCATATAATTACACATAGAACAACAAGATACACAATTTGTCATAATATATCCAATAGACTGTTCCTTTCTGTCGATTCCATTGAATTGAATGTTTTGTTCTACAGGAGATATCGGGTTTGATTGTTTGGATGATAGTCCACATTTTTGTAATTCTCCACAGTAATGACACGGTTTCCTAACTAACACGCAGAAATCATCAAATAATATACCGAATTGTTAACAATAGACTGTTTCAAAAGTTTCTGCATGATCGCCACAACCCCAAAAGCAAGGATTATTCGTAATTATTATACAAAAATGGAAGACATTATGCTTGAATATTGTAAATTAAAAGATGCTGAAACCAGAATGGCACTACAAGTTTCAGAGACTGCCCTCCAACAATCCCAAAAAGAAACCGCAATAAAAAGACACGAAGTTCTAATAGAAAGCAACAAAAATAAATGCGTAGTATATTTTTGTAAAATAAAAACCAACGACGATGGAAGTTTCATATTAAAAGTTGGTGAAACTACCAACATCAAAAACAGAATGGAAGCACTAAAATGCGATTTCGATCCAAATACAATATTATTGGACATATTCCATTGCGAGAACAGCGTTCATCTCGAAAAAACACTACACAATAGCATGGAGCTTACAAAATACAAATATAATAAACTAGCACACAAAAACAAAAAATTATCAACCGAAGCATACCTGATTCCAAACCAAAAAGAATATGAAAGTATCGTCAAATATGCCAACCAAGAAGCACAAAAATATAACAGCATAGAGTTTACAAGATTGCGCGTTGAAGAAAAACGAATTGAATTACACCAACCGAAAAGAAAAATGAGACATTTTTCTTTTTGGTGGAGGCCTCCTACCGATAGAAAACTGATACAAAGTATCAGTTTTCTTTTCGTTCGGTGTAATAACATCACTTCTTCGTCTGTGTAAAAACTACGACGAAGTTATGGCCATAATCGATAATATGAACAATGGAAGAAATAGTACAAGTTGTTCGGAAAAAGAACACGAACATCAACCAGAACCACTAGAAAACACAGTGGTCAGACAAAATAGCAGTAGTAATATTGACATTGACGATGAAGATGAAAACGAATCAGAAACAGAAGCGGAAGAAATCCAGCAGTCAACATCTGCAAACTCAACTGGACCGATCGTCCAAATATATCACAAAGACGACTTAACTAAACTTATTCAAGTATATACCAGCATTATGGAAGCAACCCGCAATTTCAACTACAACAACAAAACCGCAAGTTTCACTGCAATAAAGAAAGCGCACCAACACAAAACCCAGTATTTGGATTACAGATGGCATTTTATTACCAATCGCCAAGACCCCACTATAAATCTACCACAAAATATAGGAAAAACAGTAATAACACAAGAACGCAACCAAGGACAGGTTGCGATGCTTACACCGAACGAAAAGAAAACTGATACAAAGTATCAGTTTTCTATCGGTAGGAGGCCTCCACCAAAAATAAAAATGTCTCATTTTTCTTTTCGGTTGGTGTAATATAGATAAAACCAAAATACTCAAAGTGTTCAAGCTAGCCAAAGATGCGGCAAAAGAGATTCTCCAGCATCCATCAGCAATGTGCACCGCAATCAAACATTCATCACCACTAAATAATCATTATTGGATGCGGTGGGAGAACTTGGACAGTTCATTACAGGAAGATTTTCTAATATCGAACACATTACCAATAAAACCAGCGAATGTCAGAGGAACACAAATAAAAGCAATGGACCCAATAACGAACCAACTGGTAAAGACATTTGCTTCCTATATAGATCTTCAAAAAGAACTGAACATTTCCATCAAAACCATCAAAAAACTAATTGAAAATAATGATATATATGACGGTAAATATCGATTTGTGGTGAATAAATGACTATCAAACAGTATATAACATATATAAGTGTAAATATGTTATATGTTACATAAATAACTCTATATGTTTGTTATATATTTTATATATTTACCCCCAAAAAATATATAAACATTCGCATATCTAGTATAACATAATATCCCCAATATCAATCCCCATCCACGAAATGTCCCTCTCCTATTCCGCCGCCGGACAAACCCAAAACGATCTCCTAATGAAAAACCTGATGGATTTCTACAATAATCGCGAAAATCTCATCAAAATGATGAATATTATCAACGGCGAGTCGCCGATCTCCCTCCGTATTGTAGACTGGTTTGTCACTAATTATGCGAAGAAATACTACACGGTTTATACGATGAACACTATATCAAACTCGTCCAATGTCCAAAGATTCAAGGTATATAATGAATACAAGCTCCGCCTCAAAGCCTATTCGAAGAAGCGGTTCGACCCCTTCTGCCGCTGGGAGCGCATTTCGATCCCATATGACAAAGACAATTACATGGAGACCACGATCGGCCAGCTGAATTTCTTCAAATGGGCGATCGAAAACCAGGTCGTCAAATACATCGAGGAAAACTACAAAGAAATCGAAAACGACATGAATTCGCGCAATAGCACATCAAAGAGGAAGGCGACTTTAGACAATTTGGACCCCGTAGTCGTTACAAACGATAATAATAATAACAACAGCAAAACCCGCAAGAAGCGCGAGGAGCTGTCGATTTCCGCGTGTAAATGTATCAAAAAAGAGGACGTGAAAATCGTGATTTCATTCAATTAAGAGGGGTGTCGCGTTCGTTGAATTTTACAGAAGTAATACTTATACATATTATATAAGTATTATGTTTGCCAATATAGATTTCGATGGACTACTAGGTAAATATCTGAGCAACCCCCCACCGGGATATATGGTAGGTGGTGTTGCAAACGACGACAGTTATTACGTGGATGATGAACCAGATGACATTACCTATTTTTTGAATTTTTGCGAGACGGTTAGACATTCGCGTAAAATAGTGCCGGCATTTGATCCCACCAGTTTTACAATGGCCGATATAACCCGCCTATTCAAGCACGCATTATTGGACCCCGATGCGTTCTGTAAACCACCCCGACAAAATCCCACATTTTACAATCAAAATATATATATAAAAAACATAATAAATTCACTAGCACCAGAGGTCTGCGATATGTATGATGAAATCGACTATGATGATATGGATTATACGGTCGAAACATGGGACGAAGAATGGGACATCAACAAGAACAATAGTGACGAAAAGGAAAACGAAAAGAAGTTTATAATTGAATACGAAACTGATCCAGACGAAAGAACCAAATTAGATGCTGCAAATAATACCAACCCAGATACAAGCGCATTCGCCAAATATATGAACACCCTCGAAAAATTGGCGGTTGTAACGAATGACTAATAGCGACGAGTATGGTCTAGAATAATTCTTCCACGTCAAACAGCGAAACGCTATTTAGACCCGCGTTCGATTTCCCATTCACATCCATTACATCCAATAAATTCAGGTCCAAACTATCGTCAGTGTGGATTTTGATGCGATCACTGTCGTCCTCTTCCTCCTCCTCCAGTTTGCGCTTTATCGCATTCGCCGTGCTAATGCTGTCCAACCGTTCCAGCGTTTTCGGCGCAGATACGACGTGTTCTTTGTCTTCGCTGTCCAATACGGAATCCATATCATTGAATGCCAGCCGGGTTACGACTTCCGTGTTGTCTAAATTGGCGATTACCGGAACAGTCGCGGGAACTATATATTCATCTTTGTCTTTGTCTTTGTCTTTGTCGTTGTCTTTGTCGTTGTCTTTGTCGTTGTCTTTGTCTTTGTCTTTGTCTTTGTCTTTGTCGTTGTCTTTGTCTTTGTCATCTGCTTCTTCCGGATCTACCACGGGTTCAGCGAGCTGTTCGATCGTCACTTCCTCTTCGTGTTCCGTGTATTCTTCCATATATGCGCGGATAATCGCCTCGGTCGGAATGCTCTCCCGCACGGTGGTCAGGATACATTCCTGGATGATCGCCTCCAGTTCGCGCGCATTCTTCTGCGCCAGGAGCGGCATTATATTCTTCTCGAATAGATATACATTCATATAGAGTTTGCGCGCGGCGTGGATATACACTTTATGTATGAAATGATCCAATTTCGGGATCGAAATATCGATCTTCTTCTGTTTGTTCCCCACGCGGATACACGTCAACACTTTCAGCTGAATAATATGGACACACGTGATCAAATCTTCTAAATAGTTACATCCGCTGCGTTCGATGATCCGTTTGCGCTCTTCTTCGACAATGATCGAATTCCATTTCGGCACGCGCGACAGCAAATTCTGGAATGTCATCAAATATTTGCCCATTTCGTCGTTTTCCGTGCACATTTTCCACGACTCGGTGAAAATCGATTTGAAACCTTCGATGACGAGGGGCGTGAATATGCTCACTAGGCGGCTACACCATTCGTTGCGCGATTCGTGGAGATTGGCTAATACGAAATCGTCCATTTGTATAAATATATTATATTGATATTATTATATAAACGCGTGTTTGCGTAGTTACGATTTGAATGTTCCGTCTCCCCTACAAAATGTAATCGCACCGGCTTTCTTGGCTTTTGCGTCGTATTTCACACAGGCCGGACATACATATCGTAATGTAGTGGACCCCGAACATTTAGGATTACAATATGTGTTTTTGCATTCTCCTATGAAATCGGGGATTTTCGCCCGAAAATGATCGTCCCTCTGTTGGTCGGTCGATTTGATTTTCATCCAATACGGATTCGTTTTCATCGTTTTTATGAAGCTTTTTTTCCGTTTTTCCAAATAGACACTGCTGCACATACTGTTACATTTGGTTAATTCTTCGGGTGTCACTTTTTGTGTTCCGCCGGTTTTTGATCGGGTTTTTGTTGTTTTTTTTATTGATTTGTTACGCATATAATATATTATATATAAACATATTTTGCCCTAAACGCCAAATAATCCAATATAGAAAACATCAGCAATTTCTCCGACCTATATTCCATCTTCACGTTTTCGAAATACATAACCGTGTTTATTATTTCCATGTCTGACCATAAATGATTGGTGTTATTTTTTATATGTTCTATTAAATCGAGTGTAGAGTATCCGCTGTTATATAACTCTTCTGTTACTTCCACGAACTTTGTATGGGCGCCGTCGGCGCCGAGGACAATGTGTGGTGGTAGTGGACGACGACACGCCCCTATATTCACGGTATGGAGATTCCGTATTCGCCCCGCGGCGTCGATGTATTCCGGCACATAAATCTCGCAAAACCGCGAACAGATCGGATTTAGCAGTTTATCTTTGTTTTCGACGACGATGAAAAACCGCGTGGTATGGCTGAAAAGCTCTATACACCGTCTGAGCGCACTCTGCGCATCGATCGTCAGGCTATCGGCGTTTAAAAGCACGATGGATTTGAAGAGTCTGCCATTGTTCGCCTGTAAGTTCGATTTCGCAAAGAATTTCAGCTCATCGCGGATGAATTTGATGCCCTTACCGTGCGCACAGTTGACGATCATTACGTTGGTTTTCAGTTTGTGTTTATCACCGCCATATATTGTGTTCAGGAAATCATACACGAGCGTGCGTTTTCCAGTCCCAGCGGATCCGTGGAATATTATGTGCGGAATGCGATTCGAGGCGTAGAAACCGTTCAGTTTGTTGCGGATGCCTTGATGGTGATCATGAATATGGTTATGGTTATGGTTATGGTTATGGTTATGGTTATGGTTATGGTTATGGTTATGGTTATGGTTATGGTTATGGTTATGGTTATGGTTATGGTTATGGTTATGGTTATGGTTATGGTTATCAGTATTTTCGACCATTATCAAAGATTCAGTATAAACGTTATATAAATAGTAATATTTAGATAGTATTTTCATCGATAAACTTGTTTCCCGGCCTTCGGCCG